TCTTCCCTTGTGTCATTACGTACCCGTCCGCACCCGATGCAATATCGTGCATCGCGATACCTAATACGTACATGGCCGGGATTGAACCGTCGGCAATCATGCGCTTTACCTTGATGCGTCCTGACGCGCCCAGTGTACCGCTTGCACGTACTACCATGCCTTTTGATACGGTTACGCTGTCATCGTTGCGCACGTACCATATACCGGGGAGCAGCGGGATTTGGACGCTGTCCAGCCCGCCGTATTGGAGGTATCCTTTCTCCGCGCTGTATTTCAGTTCTTGCTCGGATGCATCGCCCTCGTTAATGTTGAAGGTTACGGAGTCGAAGGGCATGGATACACCGCCGCCACCGGATACCAGCTGCCAGGCTTTTGAGCGATAAGCGTATAGGCTTCCGTTCACGGTATCGAGCAGCATCCAGGCGTTATTTAGCCCGGACGGGTCCAGTGTGGATGTGTCGGCGATCGCGCCGCGGTAAACAAGGCCATCGCCTGTGGTTTGCCAGCCCAGGCGTTGTTTGTTACCTGTGGCGGGGTATTGGGCGTTTAGCGTAGCGACAAAAAGAACGCTACTGAATAACAAGAAACTCCACTTCGTAATTACTCCCATCGTAGTGTGTTGTTGCGTCTATTATTATATCCGAGCCTGATACGCTCCATTGGCTTTGGAGCAGCTTTTGCCCGTTTTGGTACACTTTAATCTGTGCTTCGTTGGCGGGCAAAGCGCCGCCGTTAACCGTAATTGTCAGCGTTGCGCTGGACGTATCGAGAAACTCCTCGGTGTATATATTCAGCGATTGTATTGCAGGGGTGCTGCTCCCCCCGCTTCCGGTGCTTGTACCCCCGCCGCCGCTGCTTCCAGATGAACCACTCCCCGCCGTGGTTGGTACGCCCTGGTCGCTGCCTTCCGGTAGGTATTGCACCGCGTTTTCGGTATAGGTATCAGCGGTTTGGAGTTTGAACCAATCGCCCGAAAAGATATCCGTTTTCAAGTCCCAGGTACCGGATTGAAAGGCATAATCGGCGCTATCCCAGTAGATAGTCCGGTGGGGTTGTACGGGTAGGTACGGGGCGTTCTTGTTTTCGTAGGCAAAGCCCGTTAGGCGTTTCACCGGGGTAAGCTGTCCCCGCATTATCTCATTGGCCAGTAGCTGCGAAAAAGGCTTAGCCGTGCCGGTATTGCCTACCCTCCAGCCGTCGGATAACACCCATTCCGACGTACTATCCTTGTATATCTCCAGGTGCCCAGGAGTTACGCTGTTGGGTCCGTCGCCTATCAGGGTGCGCACGTCGGCTAATTTCGATGCCTGCGCGTTGTTGCTTGTGCTGTATCGGAGTATGTCGCTTTGGTCATCGAATGTTCCGTCCTCGAGTACCTCCAGGTAGTTGCTGAATAACTCCCAGGATATATCCACATCGCCCAGGGTAGGCGCTATCACCAACTCCGTGCCGCTCATGGTGAACGCCTTGTATATGGCGGGCTTGAACGTCACAGAACCTATGGCAGCCGACGGGATAGGCGGGGTTAAGAACGTAACCGAAAACACTTCTTCTACATCCTCGACGCTGATCACCGGGCTTAGGACATAGTAATAATCCGTGTTGCTCGTAGTCCAGGAGGGCGATGTACCAGAAATGCCGCCATTAAGAAAGTAGCCGTTCACCTCTACCTGTATCCTGAATTGGATGAAATAATTTTCAAAGGTAGCGGCCAACCATTCAGCCGTCACCCGCATGTTACCGGAGTAGTTCAGCTTAACCGTACCAATCGCCCCGTCAACGTCATCCTCGCTTGTTACGCTTACCGGGGATCCATTGACAAAGGTTTTGCCCGCTAACAGGTTGCGACTTTGAATGTGGTTATAGTCCACCGTGTACATCTCGAGCGGTGCGAAGAACTGAAATGCACCGCCGCCAAAACGCATAACGTCCGCGCTCGCTGGGTTGGCCTGGTTGTTGACCAATCGTAAATCCGTACCCGTCTCCGTACTTGCTGTGCCATCGCTTTTGTACGCGAACACCGTCTTTGATGTCGGGCTTCGCAGTTCGTTCACTTGGACAAGCCAAAAGCAATCCCCCGAGAATACGATACGCGCACCCCATGCCCGGCAAATGGCCTCCAGGACCTCGTAGCACGTCTTTATCTTGTTGTTGCCCTTATTGTCCACGTGGTAAAACGCCGTGTGCGCTACGCGGGTGTTTGCCAGCGGGTCTTTGCTGCTGCTATATGTCCAGGTCGGCTCGTGCCAATTACACACGGTGCGCAGGACAGTGAAAGTGCTTGTACCGTAATACAGCGATATAAAAGATAATTTGTTGATGCAGCGCAGGACGTGTTCCACAATGGTTTCTTTCCCGCTGTATGGGTTGTTAAGCGCCGTGGCATATTGTATGCCTTTCAGGAAGCCCAGGCCGTCAACGCAGGTCAGGGTAGCAATGTAGCCAATTTCTAAGGGCACATCTTCAATCGTGGTGAGGTCGGTAGTGACGTAGCCCACCCAGCGCGTGATCGCGCTAAACCCGTCATTAGTGGCCACCGTAACCGTAAACCTGCCTTCCGGGGCTATAATCAAGTCTTCTATGAATGTCTCCAAATCGGCTGTATCTACAATCAGCCCTATCTTGCACTCGCTCCCAATAATAGGGGAAAACCGCTCCAGCCCATCGTCACCCCTCCAGGATATAGTAATACCCGTAACCGAAAAACCCTGCGACGTGCCAGAGAAAGACGAATCGTCTATGGTTACGCCTATCGCGGTGTTTTTTTCGGTATAGAAGGATTGCTGGAAGCGTGCGCCCATTATCGTACCCTTTTGTTCGCCCTGTCGGCATTGTTCACGAGAATGAGCAAATCAGTACCGGATATGCGGGCTTCCGCTACGAATGCACCGCCCGCCGGGTTAAGATAGTCCTTCAGCTTCGAGAGCGGGGCGATTACCTCCGGGTCGGTGCGTGCGCCTGGGTTATCGCCTACCAGGGCGGGAGTAGGTCCGAACACGAGGCCACCATCGGCAAACGCTTTCAGGCCAATTTTACCGATTAGCCCTTTTGCAAGGTTGCCCGCCAGGGTAGCAATCGCCGGGGCGGCTGCTAATAAGAAAGGCGAAGGAGGCAAACCCGCCAGGGCTTTGGCTACAAATATTTTCACCATGTCGCCTACTATTACACCTACACTTTGCCGGATAGCGGAGGCCAATTCTTTCATGCTTGTCAGCCCTGACTGTGCCAGGTTCGCAAATTGTTCAATACCCAGGATAAGGGAGTTTTGAAGCGGCGTAAGGTAGTCAGATACGGATTTTACCTCCGGCGTTATCTTTTGAAATGAATCAGCTACTGCCTTATTCGTTTCTGCCAGCCGCTCATTCGCTGCCGATACGCTTTCTAATTGTGTAGGCAAAAGGTTAAGCGTAGGCAATGCCCCAAATTCTGCTATTGGTGCCGTCCTGGTGATTGACTCCGCGCCCGTGCCGCCTCCGCCCGGTGGCCTGCCCCCTGGTGTCGTTGGTGTGAAAGCCGTTAGGCCAAAAGACGCCTGTGCCTCTTTCACCTTCTTTTTTATGCCCTCGATTGCAGGGGTAAGATAGTCTGTCGTATCCTCGAAACCCTTAGCAAAGCCCAATGCAGCTACGCGGCCTTGCTCTATCGGGTTGAATGTTTTTAGCCCGGTGGCAAAACTTTGTGCTGCGCCTTTGAAGTCGCCCTCCTTTAGCTTTGAAAAGCCCTCCAGGATAGCGGTAAAGGATTCTTTAGCCAGCTTCGCAATCTCGATAAAAGCCATGCCCAGGCCATTGATTACCCGCCTAACGCCTTCAAATTTTGTATATAATACTGCCAGGATAGCAATAAGCCCGGCAATTGCGGCAATGGTAAGCCCGACGGGTCCTGTGATAAAAGTCCATGCAGCGGCAATTTTGGGTCCTATGCTGATTAGCGAACGAAAACCCGTTAGCATCACACCCCATGCCCCGGCCAATTTACCGACAATAAAAAGGACGGGGCCAATGGCTGCCAGGATAGCGGCGAAGATTACCACTGTCTTTTGCATGGCAGGGGATAGGTTCTTGAACAAATCTACCATCCTTGCAAGTGCATCAGATAGCTTTGTGAGTACCTGTTCCAGGTTTAGGTTGGTAGCGATGCTTTCACCGAGTACCGCCAGCGATGCGGTTACATTGTCTTTGAAATTATCAAAGGCGTTAGATATGCCACCGTTTGCCCTTTCCAGCTTCGATAAAGCCCCTACGCTTCGCTCGATGAACTCCTCCGAACTTATACCCAGTTCCCGAATAGCCTCCGCCGTCGTAACGCCAAATTCTTGCTTCATCACTTGAGCAAAACCAGGTATCCGCTCTTTGATTTGGTTCAAATCCTCCTGGGTAACCTGTCCAACGGCGCTAATTTGCGATAGTGCAAGGATTACCCCATCAAACGCTTCTGCTCCGCCTGTGCCAAACGTTGCCACGGCGTTGCCAAATTGTTCTATGGTTGCCCTGGCATTGTCAGCCGAAAATCCAACGGATTGAAGGGATGCGGACGCCTTGACCACTTCCGGGAGTGCAAGGCCAGGGTTTTCGGCTACTTTGCGCAGGCGTTCGAGTTCTGCCTTTGCTGCCTCGCTGCTTCCCATGATAGCGGTTAAGCCATTTTCGAGGCGCTCAAAATCTCCAAACGCCTTGACAGCCGCCGCGCCTACTCCCAGGATAGGAAGTGTGAGGTTTTGGGATAAAGTTTGTCCGGTTTGTTGCATCTGCCTTGACAAATCTCCCAACCTGCTTTGCAGCCTACCTAACGCCTTTTCGAAGGGCGTCAAGTCCAGGTTCATTTCTACGTTTAGCCGATTCGCCATGCTACCAGATTACTTTTTTGTTTTTCGGCATTTCGCCTCGCTTCTTTGCCTCGTACTCCTCTGCTATCTGCCTATCCCAGCGCTCGAACATCGCCTGGCGTTCTTCTTCGCTCATTGCCTTCCCGGTGGCCTTCTTTTCGTTGTCCCAGGCGAACTTTAGCAAGTCGGTTGGCTTTAGCGTTGTGCCTTTTTTCGCGTGTGGTTGGAGCATAATTGTGGCCAACCAGCGCACCCGCTCCCAGGGTTCGCGCTCCGCTATTTCGCGTTCTTCGATTATTGCGGATACGGAGCGCAATGTCATAGCCCAAAAATCAGGGTAGGGGATGCCGAACCGCCCGCAGGCGATTGCTTCGAGCCTGTCCAGGGTTAGCGGCTCGCCTTTCGGTTCGCCGCTTTCCCGTTTCCCGCTTTGGCCTGGGGCATGGAGTTGTTTACCACCTCCATACACTTCTCCAGAAAATCCGGGTCATCGTCCAGGATGTCCCCCACATCTTCCAGGGTGCCATTGTATGTTTTCCCTTCCCGCCGTGCGCCGTCAACCAGGCCAGCATGAACCAAGGCTAATGCCCGCATAGGGCTCATGTTTTCGCCCAATTGGTTGAGGCCTTCAAGTGTAAGCCCTTCCGATTCGCAGAACCGCGCAAGGGCGGCCATGCCAAAAGAGAAGGGATAGTTTTTCCCGTTGCTTTCTATTGTGGTTGCTGGTCTCATACTTACGATTCAGTACCCTGGGTAACAGCCCCGATAATCGTAGCGGTTGCGCTGTAAGTTGCGTTTTCCTCGACGGCGGCCGTCAGCGTCATAGATGTGAAAATCACCTGGCACTCGTAGTAGGTATCCCCGGCGACGTCGGTCGTAAAACGCATGGTGGTAGAAGTGCCATTGTCGAATGCGGTGAAGATGTCGCTGATTTGCTCGTTCGCGGTGCTGAACGAAACAAGCCCCTCAATATCGCAGGTGCCAGATTTGCGCCCCGGGGCGAAGGACGCCCAACTGCCCGTCGTGTCCTTAGTGAGCGTGTCCCGCGTTTCCCGCGAAAGGTTGAGCGTACAGCTCGTGGCCTCCCCGATTTTGGCCGTCTCCATGTAGAATCGGAGATTCGTGCCGTTGACTATTCCCGTCGTTGCCATGTTATGCTATTTTGAATTTTTGAAGAATCCTTTTGAAGATGCCTGGTTTTTCAGGTGCGGGTTCGTTTTCGTAGTAGTGGTTATGTACGGTGATGTGTTGCGTTTCTTCCGTCTTTTCGGGTTCGGTCATTGCCGTATCGAGTGTGGCAATATCATTGCGGTACATCGCTACACCGGACGCTACAAGTTCACGGGCATAGGTGCGCAGTACATCTACCTTGTCACCCTTTTTATATTTCATGTGGTCTTCCACGAACTCGATTATCATAGGTTGTATTTCTTTTTCCATTGCCGATGGACGCGCTCAAATGCTTTCTGCATTGCGGCGTCTATTTTTGAAATCGCGGTGCTTAATGCTGATTCAGTTACCTGTCGGCGAAAATTGCCAGCGCTTTTGAAAAGGGCGGCGGCGTAAAATCCGCTACTGCTTTTGGGCGCGTCGCCTATCTTGTCATATACACCGCTTATTTTTCTAATCCTGCGAGGGCCTACCTCTACGCTTTTTTGCTTCGTCTTGAACACATACATGGATTGCCGCAGGTTGCCAGGCGTTATCTCCACTTTGCCCGCCTTAGCATAGTAGAAGTGTTTTTTAGCCGCCTTCGGAATGTTTCTTTTGGCAGCCGTCCTAAGCACACGCCCACCAGCTAACAATATCCTTTGGCGTTCGCGCTTTGTAGCCACCTCATCAAGATAGCCCCGCATGTTGCGCTTCAACGCCTCCAAGTCCTGTGCCCTTACGTACATGCTCATCTGCTTACCCTCGCGTTGTATTCTTGTTCTACGATGTAGATATGTTTATCCACGTCCACCGTGCCGCTACGCTGATCGGAGAAACGGATGGACTGCAATACAATCCCGGAGTAGGTGCCAGGGGCTTTGGCGTCCAGGGCCGTGCGGATCGCCGCTGCCAGGTTGTTGGCCGTATCGTAGCTGTCTGCCAGGCTCATTACCGTGAACGTAACCGCGTCCAGCTTGCTTGCACCGTCCTTCGTATCGCTCGGGTCAGCCCCTTCGATGGTGTATATAGCGAACGGGTACGCGGCGTTTTGTGGCGCAATGTCCGGGTATATGCGCGTCGAGCAAATAGACGTTACGCCGTTTGCCGTGCTTAGTATCCCGTATATCGCTGCGCCTATCATTTTCTTAGTTGCGTTTCAAGTTCGGTATAACGCCTGTCGGCGTTATGCAGTACCGCCGTAACGTCGTATGTGTTGTTGCGATATGTTACGCGGTGTTTCTCCGTAACGTTTGCATCGTATCGTATCGTGAATGTCGTTTTGCGCGTTGCGGTCTTTTGCCCGCTTTCTTCATCTTCGCTCCCCGTGGTATTCGTTACGGCAGCCCATCGTGTGGCATACGTGCCCCAACTTTCAGCGGGGTAGCCCGTACTGCTTTGCGTCTCTGTCACGGCCTGGATAGTGATACGCTCCCGCATTGCGCCTACCTTCTCATCTTTGTTCATAGCAGGTAGGCGTAGTTTATGCGGTCCAGTAAGTACTTTGATGCGGTTGGCAGCCTCTTTACGCTATCGGTTCGGTTTTCGTACAGGTCGGCCAAAACCAACTTTAATGCGGTTTTGATGTCCTCTGGTAACGCCGTTGCGGCACCGTACCCAGCCTGGTAAACCACGGTAACGGCGTTGCGCTGTTCACGCAACGTCGGCCATGTTGCGTTGTACGCGGGTTCGATAACGCAACGTTTTGCGTACAAGTCAACTGCGTACTGATTCGCTGCAAGCGTCTGTGTTGCGCCATTACTGTCCACATATGAAATAGACGTTACGCTTATCACAGGGTGGATAGTCAGGCGTAACTGCGAGGGCGTTTGAAGGTCGCCCCAGGCGTCGAATGTCTCCGTAATGGTTTGCGTAACAAATGCCTGGGATAGGTAATTTTGCGCCATTTGCGTAGCTGCGGACACAAGCCCGGCAATCAGGGTGTCATCGTCGGACGTGTCCATCTTTAGCCATGCCTTTGCGTCGCTTGTGCTGAATACCGCCTCCGCTGCTGCCGTTGTTACCTTCCACCCTGCCATGTGTTACTTTTTGCGCCTTACGGCCTTTTCTACCTTTTTGTATTGTTGCGGGGCGTCCGCCGTCTCAATTGCTTTTTCTTCAATCAGTACGGCGTAACCCTCCGATACTGCCAGCCCGGCGAGGGCGGGGGGCATATACCCCACGTCCCCGGCCGAGTAAGCCAGTCCAAATCGCCCGGTTGGGCTTTTCAGAAATCGTACTTTCAGCATCGCGCTCAATCCTTTTTAGCGAAGAAGTAAACCGTGTAGCGCGTGCTTTGTGTACCGTCCCCATCAATCACAAGGCGTTGGCGGGGGCCATATACGATTTCATTGTCGAGCCTCTTTGTGCCAGCGGCGGTATGGTTGATGGAATCCACTTGCACCCAGTCGCTCGCGTTGTATGATGCGGCTTCTTGAACGATGTTCGACAGGCCAACGGTACCAGATAGTGACGTGGTAGTCACATGGTATAGGCTTGTCCATTTCGATACAAGGCGCGTGGGGATGGTGATGGTGTCGTTTTCGGCGTCGGTGATGGTATCCGTCACCGAGTACGCATAGTACGGCGTTGCCGTTTGGTAGTCGTTGGTCGAGTTGGTTGCGGCGATCGCTACCAGGCCAATCAGGGCGGCCAAAATGAAGGCAGAAAATTTCGTTTTCATTTTATTGGATTAATGGGGGAGTACTGGCCTCCCCCGTGTTCTTAAATGGCGTCGGTCAGGTCGGCGTCTTTGATTGCCGCGAAGCTGGCAGCGTGGCGCAGGGCTGCATCCCACCAGGAGTTTACGACAATCGTAACGAGGGCGTTTTTGCTGGACGTGTACGGGTCAACCACAACGTCAAGGCCGGCCCATTGGCCTACAATCAGTTCGTTGAAGTTGCCGAACAATACCGCATGCAGGTTGGTGCCGCTGCCTTTCGTCAGGTCGCTGGGTACCTGGGTAGAGACGAATGCGCGATAGCCGTTCAGGGCGTCCACGCGGGGGCCACTCGCCGGGGCTGCGCCGTCCATCCATACAAACTGCGCCGTACCGGATGCCTTTTCGGTCTTTTTCAGGTAGCCGCGAACGCCGGGAGTGGTCAGGTATGCCAGGCTGCCAAAGTCAGCGTTATCCACCGCGACCTCCGTCTCCAGGTCAACGATTTTGCCCCACGTCAGAGGGCCACCGTCCGTACCACAGGCCACGGAGCCAATGCCCGACGTGTTCAAAATGCCCGTGATAAGCTGCGTAGAACCGTCGCCATTGATAAGGGCGTAATCGAGTGCGCGGTTGATTGCCTCGTTGAGCCTGCCGCGCACAAAGTTCTCCACGTCAATGGAGCTTTGCACCATGAGCTGCTTCGAGATGTCCGTGTACGCGCCCAGGCGGTTGGGACTCATCTGAATGCGGTCAAAGGTCGGCGACGTCTCCGCGTTAGGGTCGTTTTCGCCCTCCCATACCGCCGTGGCGGCTGCGTCGTTGCGCGGGAAGTCAATGTTACCCGTCAGCCCGGTCAGCAGGGTAGCGCCTGCCTGCAAGACTGCGAGGCGAGGGTCCAGGAAGGGGATCAGGTCGCCCAGCTCCGTAGGGATGGTGAACCCTCCTGCCGTGGTGGTGCCAGCGGTCATATCCCGGCGCTCCATGCCTTTGCGCGTCAGCATCGAAGGGATAAAGAGGTTACCCGTCGGCGTGATGCCGGAAGCCCGGAATTCGCGCTCTGCCTCCTGGCTCATTTCGGCCTCGATACCGTCAAGCTGCTTGCCGGATGCCGCCAGGGAGATAGCCCGCATGAGGGAGTAGCGGCCAACGGCTTTTTGTTCGGGGGACTTTTGGGCGGGCTTGCTGCGGGCTTGTGCCTGTGCCTGGCGGGCTTGTTCGGCCTCGGCCTGCTCTGCCAGTTCAATGTCAATGTCAAGGTTTTGGATTTCGGTTTTCAAACCCAAAGCCTTGCTGCGTTGCTCGTCGTTGAGCATACCGTTTGCAGCCGTAGCGGAAATGGCCGTCAGTTCGTCCATCTTGTTCCCGCGCTGCTGCTTAAGTTCATCGCTGCGCTTCATGTGTTACGCTTTTTTAGATAATTCGATAATATCCGCAATCAGCTGCGGGAAGTCTTTGTCGCACACGCCTTGAGGGGCGGTGCGGATATTTTGGAGCGCCCTCGCGGTTGCGCTCGTTTCTTTGTATGCTGGGTACGTTACCGGGGATACGTCAAAAAGCACGTCAACCTCTTCAATGCGTCTCCGTGGCTTAGTTGCGGGTTCGTGTTCATATATCCAGGCGTCTTTTTTGATGGTAAAGGCGAATGAACTTTGAGAGATTAGTCCGCTTCGCACCATCTCCAAAAGGTCATTGCCAAAGCTGGTATCAGGTACTTTGAAGCTGTAGAAAAGCCCCTTTTCGTCAACCTTTAGCGTCAGGGTACTATTGGATGTACGGGCTAATGGATAATTGGCGTCGTGGTTGAAAAGCGCCACCACGTCCGTATCGTCGGCGTCATCAAATGCACCTTTGGCCACTTCTTCGACATACCAGCCCATATCCGTAGGCGTATCGAACACCGCTGCATAGCCCTCAATAACGCGGCTTTCAGGCTGTGCCCGTACCTCTATTTTGTATGTCCTGCGCTCGGTCTCGGCAGGCATGTTCTTGTTCTCCATTTCTTCGTATTTACGTTTTGCCCAATCCAGCATGGCATCGCCTCCCCATGCGTCGTACATCACACTACCGCATATTTCGTTACCGTCGGCGTCGGTGTATTTGCCTTGGTCGTAGGTCTTTGCGCGGCTAAGGAAAGAATAAGCCCTTACTGTCCGGTCGTGGCTTATCGTTTCCCGGTTTGCCAGGATACGCGCCGTTTCCCATCCAACAGGCGTGCCGCAATCGCTGCCATTGTCCTCGCGGTGCTTAATAGCCCGTTTGGCGTTGTTAGTTGCGGCCTGTGGGTAGTCGTTATACGGCATTGTCGTTGTTTTGCGGTTGAGCAGGTTCGGTACTATTGGAAGCCAGCGGCATCCCGTAGGCGTCGCCGCCTTCGTATGGGTTCATGTTTTCCAGGGCGCGTACTTCGTTCGGGCTGATCGCCCGGATATTATACAGCGCCGTATAGTACTCCGCTCGGCTTTGCGTATCGCCTCGCAGCATACCGTCTAAGTTGAAGCGGACAAACACGCGCCCGGCTTCGCGCTCGGTGAATAGCTTTGAATTGAACTCTGATTCAAAGCGCTTGCACCATGCACGGAGCGTGTACTGAACGAATAGGCGGTTCAATACTTCGAGGTTATTCATGGGCGTACCGTCGGAGGCGGCCAGCAAGGGGAGGGGTACGCCTAAGATATTGGCCACATCCTCCACCGTCATTTTTCGGGCTGCAAGGTCGCTGCCGTCTAGGCGTGTACCTATGGACTGATATTTTACGCCGTGGGACAAAAGCGCGGTTTTGCCCTGGTTGGAAACACCGCCGTAGTTCTTATTCCAAGCCTCCTCTAGTTCTTTGCGCTGTGTTGGGTTGAGAGGGGTATCCGTATGCAGGATACCGGATATGTTCGCGCCATTTTTGTAGAAGTCCGAATAGGTTTGTATCTCAGAAATACCGCGCTTAAACGTGCTATTAAGAAGCTGAAGCGGGTTTTCCCCGGTCTCCGCGTTGCGCGTCCAGGCTTTGATATGCAGCACGTCAGAGGATTGCAGGACCCGATCCCCTATCAGATAGAAAAGGACGTCGTTGGTTTCTACGATGGTGAAAGGCTCGTCTATCAGGTCAAACATCGCAGGCCTTCCCCTGTCATCGCGTACCACTTCGATTAGGCAGTTGCCGGGTCCATACCCTTTGTTACCTGTTAGCAGCGTCCGCATTACGGCCTCCATGAAGGAGAAGCAGTCGTATTCGTTGGATGGGCGGTAATTCAGCAAGCGCCAAACCGGATTAGTCCTGGCTTCTTCGATTTGGCCGGCACGGTTCACGGTGTACACCGAGAAAGGCAGCGATGCCACCTGGGTAGCAATCAAGTCAACGGCTCGAAAGTAGGCAGGGATAGAGAGGATGGTACGGCCTGTAACCGCTACCTCATTGCCCGCATACGGCGAGAAAAGGGACTTCCAGAGCGTCCAGTCTTTTGCAGGCCCCAGGTTGGATATTTTGGAGCGCTTAAGCCATGTGCCGATACGAGAAAAGTAGTTCACGGCACAAAGGTCAGGGCAAAGAGGCGGGTAGGCGGTAAACTATGTAAACAAAAAGCCCCTGCCGGGTAAGGAGCGGCAAGGGCTGGATGAATCAGAAAATCCAAGATGCTATGCAAAAATATTCTATCTCCGTTTTTTGTGGTTTTTGGCCTTTAATTGGATGCGTATCACATACCGCCTCCGCATTACCCGAAAAACACCATAGTCGGCGTATCGGTTTGCCCCGAACACGGCAAAATGCTCTTTTTCGAGCAATTCAAAGGCAGTTGCCCCTGATATGCTGCCATTTTCGGCCATAATCTCAAAAAAACGCTCAAAATATCCCTCAAACGGGTACATTTTGCGCACTTTTTGGGCGTATTCTTCCAGCGTTTTGGGGGTCATATAAATGAAATTATGTTGCCTATGTCGTAGTTCGGGTTCTCTTTGTCATGCT